CAGCAACAACTGATTCCTGTGGAATATCTTCTTCCTCTTCGTTCTCAAGGAAGTCAAGAGCGTTATTGGCGCGAACCTGAAGCACCTTCATCCGTGCCATCAACAACGGAATGTATTGACTGGCCACTTGCTTGAGTGGTCCGTAGAACTTCTCCTTGGCGTTTGCTGGTGCCATAATCGGCAATACCCCTCTCACACCAACTTAAGATATCTGCAAATTGTCGATGTTGGGCCGCGTGATAGTAGTTAAAGCCGAACCCCCCGATCCCCTGCCTACTGCAATTGAGAGTCGTTATCAATAGTCCTCTATGCTCCAATGCGCATACCCGCATATCGTCATACTGCTATTGCGACTCATTCTCAATAACTAAATATAAAGAAAAGGCCCCCAAAGTAGGGAGCCAATTCTTTATAATCAGCGAGCCAGAATAGCCAGAAGGAATGCGAGAGTGAATAGGCTATACAGGGCGAGCTCGCTATACTTTGCCACGCGAATCATCAATGCTCCTTGAATGCGATAATGAAGTTTCTATCGGCTCGAGCGCATAGCTTACAGCTCGCACAAGTAGCACTGTCTGTATATTGCTCGGGGCAAGGAATCACCTTGACGGGTTCATCGAGGTTTGAGGAATTCACAAGCTCGAGTGACCTGCACCCGCTCTTTATCCCGTGGACTGCCATCTCAAACACATCAGTGTTTGTTATAACTACGTCCATCCCGTAGCGTTTAAAGAGAACAGCAATCTCTACATCTTCAGTAGAGATATTTATAACGAAACCAGGGCGAGAGAATCGCTTAACAATATTCAGATTGGCTCGCCCGTAGTCATCATCCGTCCACCAGTGAGTGTAAGTATAAAGACTCACGCCCGCGGTTTCTGTAGCTTTCATCAAGCTAAATAGCTTGGCTTGATCTAACGCGTTACAGCTGGAAAGAACAGGCAAGTCTCCAGATACGTTGTGACGGAATAGAGAACCCGGCTTAAGTTTCCGAACTTGATCTAAGAAACCTTGCCAGTCAGTTCCTCTCTCTTGCTTGGTAACTTTCGCCCAATGCCAAGACTGAGGCCCACGCTTTGCGTAGCACTGGTTAAAGAGTCCGCATGATAGTGGGCAAGTTTCTTTAGAACTAGTTGAAGCAGGTAGGCCTCCTAGTTTCTTGTTTGAGCTCTTAGTCGTTAGGTGGAACTGCATCAGAAAGCACCATCAAATAGGGTGGAGAAAAGATCATCAAGGCAAGCCTCAAGTTGCTCGCGCTGATCATCAGTCAAGTTCGGATCTTCAAGTTTCCGCTCTAACTGATCGGCAAACTTAAAGGCCTTTTCTGGACTTTCAAAGTTGATATCAGGCCAAGTAAGATCACTTGCCTTAATTTCGTGAGTGCTCACTTAACAAAGCTCCTAAGCGATTTGCGGGCAATGTTCATTACTGAGAAGCGAGGGAGCTCTACAGACTTGCGAGTGATTCGCTGCCTTATTGCTTTGGACTGATCGAGCCACCAGGCAGTGCTTCCCGTTGAGTGCTTCGAGTCAACAAAGGGAAAGCGCTTCCGGTAGACAACTTCACCCCATCCGTTAAGAATGCGGATCGAGCCTGCTGGAAAGCTAGGGAAAGCGTCGACGAACTCTTGGGCGAGCTCGAGATTCTCAAACACTGCCAGCGTGAAATACTCTTGCTTGGTTCTGTAGCCTTTGAGCTGGACTGCGTGTGAGCTGGTTTGCCATGAGTCCGTGGCTCTTAAGAGTCGAGACATGGTGCGGATTTGGAAAAGGAAAGGAAAGCTCAACTAGTGAGCTTCGCGCCATGATGCCGAACCTGTCAGATTTGGCAAGTGATCACCGACACACTCTTTACGGTTAGTGATGCTGAAGAGATTGTGAAGAGGTCTGAGAGGTCCTTAGCAGGTCCTTGAAGGCCCCTCTAGTTGGGTGTGTGTCCGCACGTATATAAACACAAATAACGCCCGTTCTAGGACCTGCTAGGCCCCTCTAACGCGGACTCAGTATGAGTTCGTGGAAGGCTAACCCAAACTCATAACGACTCCGACTTAGCTCATGCGGCTATGCGGCAATACGCATACACCGGCAGGCCAATGCCCCCCAGGGGGTAAACGCCCGGCGCTACTCGTTAACTAGTGCTCAAAAATCTGAAGCAAAAACCTTTCGGAAAAAAATAAAAACTATTTCTTAGACCTGTTGTAACCCTTAGAGACCACACGGAGGTTCTTACGCCCGTTGTTCTTGGGATTACCGTCTTTATGATCTACATCCTTGCCTTTGAGGTTGTAGCCCGCCTTAGCAAGCTTCCGACGAGCCTTATTACGACTACTACGGTTCTCCCGCTGCTCCTTTTTGGAGTGGTAGTTATCGTATTCCTTACGGTAGTTGCGAGCCATCTAGCCAGCCAAGAGCTTTACCTACTGTAGGGAACTCTTTACAGAAAATCTTCTTGCACTCAAGAGCTATTTGTTGGTGTTCTTGTTGAGTACCGTTAGCAGCTCTCAGATCGATGTAATGAATCCAACTCCTGAGAGTTCCAGCCATATACAACCGAGTAGGAGTAGCAAGAGGAAGGATGTCTCTAGCTGACTCTTTAGCCACACCAGAGCTCACCATCTCTCTGTAAAGGTCTTGGGACTCCTCAAAGAGCTGATTGATCCTCCTGTAGAACATCTGAGTCTTTTGAGGATCCAGATCATCGATGCTGTTCTGTCTGTTTTTGGTGTCTTGTCTTCTGAGGTGAGGAGCAGTAGCTGTTCCTAGAGCTTTGACATCTGCGTATCTCTGAGAGAACTCTTGGAACGAGAACGATCTGTGTCTGAGGATTTGAGCAGCAATAGACCGAGTGGTGTTGATCTCTAGTACCAGATGCACCATTTCAAAGGGAGACCAATGACGGTGCTTGATCAGGTAGTTGATCAGTCTGTCGTTGTTGAGGTTACTGGTTTGGTTACTGGGGTTAGAGACCCTAGCCATATAGACCAGAAGACTCTCAGCATTTTGAGTCCTGGTAACCAACCGAACAGCCATGGAACCTTCTAAGGAGATCCCAGACATTATATAAGTCTTTAAGGGTTCTTAAGGACCACAACAAAAACCCTTTAAAACCTGTTTTAAAACCTTATAAAAAGATTATAGCGACCGTAAGTCGTTGCTGTGGGTAGACAGCTTTAAAACTGGCTGTTTTTGCGTATGTCCCTTAAGGGGGTCCTTAAGTTGTGGCTGTTCTTTGCGTATGTACCCCTGTGGACTGGCCTCACAAAGACGGAAAGACCTGGAGTATGGAGGTGATCGTTTCTGACGACCTGTATTGGAAGTTGGTAAAGCTTGGTGCTGATTTCAAGCAAACACCAGGGGAGTACGTCGCCTTAATGGTAACTGGAGAGGTTTACTCGGCTGAAGAAATAGACGAAGCTCTCGACAAACATCTAGGAGCCCTCTAGAAGCCCCTGTAAGGCCCCTGTGGGGTGCTCTAGCTATCTAACCAGTTAGCACCCCCTACAGAGGCCATAGAGGCCCTCTGAAGGTCCTCTAACGACGTTGCGTATCCCATAGCGTCTACGGAGAGTCCTCCATCGCCTTGGATGAAACGTCGTTCGAGTTCCCACTGTTCAGCAAGACGAGCATCCATAGCTTTCTTTTCCGTTTGAGCCATGGACTCCGTAAAGTACTGGACAGCCATTGCTAGAGCATCGAGGCGGTCATCATGCCGAATGGAATTTTTCTCTTTAGTAATACGGGTGAGCTGAAAGAAGAGCTGGTATTGACTTCGAGTTTCAGTTGGATAGCACTCAGTGGAGGAGAGATCCTTAGTGATTACGTCAGTGTCGACCATGAGCCTGTGTTGGTTCAAGACCGGCTCAAGGGTGTCGATGATCCTGACTTCCTTTTGTTTTGTGTGTCGAACCTCTTCAATGCTGCAGGGGTAAATCGTTCCCAAGTAACGTTTGAGAAGCTCAGAGAACATCCCGAGGCCGAGGTTACTTTCAACCAGTATTTGCTTGACCTTAAATTCTTTAGCGATGACAGCGAGCTTTTTAAGATTCGTCTCGCTGTAACCTCCCCGAAGGCCACCGCTCGCCAGCAAGAAAAGGTTTCCGTTCAAGTAGGCGACTACTGCATAACCGAGCTCGTCAGAGCCGCGTCCGCTCGGGTCAACGCTCATGACGACTCCGGTGTACTCAAGAA